TTTTGTGACATAGATGGACAAACAGTAATAACTGACACTGCAGTTCTTCATGATCCAGATAAATTTTCTATGGCCTGTTTAGAACAAATAGGTAAACCACAGATGCCTATGTCAAAAATTATATGGCGTAAGATGTTAATAAAACTCCTGGAAGAAAAACTAGAAACAGATACCAAAGCTACAGAAGATCTTAAAGTTGATAATCAATTAAAAGAATATGTAGAAGATTTTGTAAACAAAGTTAGAGGTAAAGACATAAATGATATTCAAAGAGGTGTTGCGTATAGTGATGATATTTATAGTTATTTTAAAATGAAAGATTTCTGGAGACATTTATTAAAAAATAAATGGCCAGACAAAAGATATCCAAAACATGTTGTTGTACAAAAGTTACAAACTTTACTAAGCATTACAGAAGATTATCCAAAAATAAATGGTAAGACAGTTCGTTGTTTTAAAATGTTAAAGATTATATCTGTCGAACCAGAGAAAGCAAAATATGAAAGTCAGGAGCCATCGTGGAAAAGAAAAATAGAACAGTAATACCTGGACCTCCAGGGACTGGTAAAACATATAGATTATTAAATCACTACATGACCAAAGAGATAAAAGAAAATAAAATTAATCCTAAAAAGATTTGTTATATTACTTTTAGTAAATCAGCTGCAGAAGAAGCAACAGAAAGATTTGAAGAATTATTTCCAAAAGAAAGACTTGGTTACATAGGAACTATGCATGCATTAGGTGTAAGAGAACTAAACATAGATGTAAATGCAAAACTATTAAAAGGTAATAGTCAATGGAATCAATTTAAACTTTATGAACCGATGGCAGCCAGATTAAATACTGATATGAGTATTGATCCTATTACAGGTAAAGCTAGATTTAAAGATCCAATATTAACTACAAGAGACTATTCTAAGAATAAAAAAATTTCTATCAATGAAGCTGCAATACAAAAAGGTATGGCAGGTTGGGCAGATATTGGTGTTGCAGAAAAAATAGATGAGGCGTTGACTCAATATAAAAAGGATACTGGAATTATAGAATTTTATGACATGATTGGTTTGTTTACGGATAAAATAAAAACTAAAGATAGTTTTTATGATGTTATTTTTTTAGACGAAGCTCAGGATCTAAACGCATTACAATGGGACATGTTCTTTGAACTAGAGAAACTAGCTACAAGATCATACATTGCAGGAGACGACGATCAAACTATTTATGGTTTTCAAGGTGCAGATGCGTCTACATTTATAAATCTAGAAGGGACCATCGATGAACAAATAAAATCGAGACGAGTACCGAGGAGCGTGCATCGAGTAGCTTTAAACATATTAAATAGACTTGGTGAACGTAGAGAAAAGAATTGGGAACCGAGAGACGAGGAAGGAGAAGTACACTACAACGCTTCATTACAAGATATAGATTTTACAAAAGGTAAGTGGATGATACTTGGTCGAACTAATAAGCTCTGTGAAAAAGCAAGAGATCATTTGTATATGCAAGGATTAAGGTACGAATTTACAGGTGACAAGTATCTAGATAAAAATTCTATGTTAGCATATTCAACCTGGAAAAGATTAAATAATGGTGCGAGTATTGATTCAAAAGATGTCAAGGTTATGTATTCTTTTTTAAAAGTAAAACTAGGACATTTGAAAAGAGGTTTTGCAAGTGGTAAAACTTTGGATGGTGTGTATTCTGTAACACTAGAAGAACTAAAACAAAATCATGGTTTACTTGTTGAAGGTAGTTGGGAGCATCTTGACTTTGATGAAGATACAAAACAATTTATGAAACACTTAATACAAAATAATCATGATCTATTAAAAGAAGCTGATATTAAAATAATGACACTACATGGATCAAAAGGAAAAGAATCTGATAATGTAGTTTTATATACAGACTTTGGTGCAGATGAATATCAAAGTAATTTTATTGAAGGCGAGTTTGAAAAGTCACCAGATAATGAACACAGATTATTTTTTGTTGGTGTAACAAGAACTAAACAAAAACTTTATTTACTACAATCAGAGGAGGGTACAGGATATGTCATATAAATCATTGGACAAACAGGTTCAAGGAAATCACTATCAAGATTTTAAAATTCAGCCAGCTGAGTTTGTAAATCAAAACAAGTTGCTTTTTGCAGAAGGTAACGCTATAAAATACATCTGCAGACATTCTAGGAAAGGTAAACACTACGATATTAAAAAAGCAATACATTATTTAGAAATGATTTTGGAAAGAGATTATGGAGAATTTATTTAACGAAGAGATGTGGAACTCACCAGAAGAGTTTAAAGATTTAAGTAGTTATAAATATATAGCTATCGACTTAGAAACAAAAGATCCTGATCTTAAAAAAATGGGTTCCGGTTCTGTAAGAGGTAATGGTGAAATAATTGGCGTAGCTGTTGCAGTAGATGGCTGGTCCGGATATTATTCTTTTGGTCATGAACAAGGTAACTTCTTTGCAAAAGAAGCTGTCATGAAATGGGTAAAAGATATCTGCGCTTTACCATGTCCTAAAATATTTCATAATGCAATGTATGACGTGTGTTGGTTACGATCATATGGTGTAAAAATAAATGGAATCATTGTAGATACAATGATGATGGCCGCTGTATTAGATGAAAATAGATTGTATTACTCATTGAATTCATTATCTTTTTTAGAATTAGGTAAAGTTAAAAATGAAAAAGCTTTACAAGATGCAGCTGATAAAGCTGGTATAGATGCAAAATCTGAAATGTATAAACTTCCTGCATCAATGGTTGGAGCGTATGCAGAAATGGACGCCGAACTAACTTTACAATTATTTAAAAAATTTTCAGGACAAATAAAACAACAGAACCTACAAAAAATATTTAATTTAGAAACACAGTTGTTTCCTATGTTAGTAGATATGAAATTTAAGGGCGTTCGAGTAGACGTTGATAAAGCTCATCAACTAAAACGTGTATTAGAGAAAAGAGAAGCACAATGCCTTGCAAAAGTGAAACAAGTAACAGGAGTAGAAACACAAATATGGGCAGCAAGATCAATCGCCAAAGTTTTTGACAAACTTGGACTACCTTATTCCAGAACTGCGAAAAGTAACGCGCCATCATTTACAAAAGCTACACTAGAAAATCACGAAAATCCAGTGGTAAAAAATATTGCAGAAGCAAGAGAATTAAATAAAGCCCATACAACTTTTATAGATACAATATTAAAACATGAACACAATGGACGTATTCATGCTGACATAAATCAGTTAAGATCAGATGCAGGCGGTACTGTAACCGGACGTTTCTCATATTCTAATCCAAACTTACAACAAATACCTTCAAGAAACAATTTGTTAGGACCTGCAGTACGTGGTCTTTTTATACCTGAACAAGATTGTGATTGGGGTTGTTTTGACTATTCACAACAAGAACCAAGATTAGTTTTACATTATGCAGCAGAGCATCCTGTATTAAAAAATTCTGAGTCTGTTGTAGAAATGGTATCTAAATTTAATAAAGATCCTAAAATGGATTTCCATAAAATGGTTGCTAATCTTGCAAACATAGAAAGAAAACAAGCGAAGACAATTAATCTTGGTTTGTTTTATGGTATGGGTAAAGCAAAACTTCAACAGTCTTTGGATTTGGAAAACAAAGAAGATGCAGACCAATTGTTTAATAACTACCATGACAGTGTCCCTTTTGTAAAAGGTCTTATGGATGCCACAATGAGAGATGCTCAAAAAGATGGTGAGATTCAAACGATCGCCGGTAGAGTTTGTAGATTTGATAAATGGGAGGAGGCAAGGTTTGCTCCAGGTGAACTAAGGGCACCCATGACGTATGAAGAAGCGAGAGGCAAGTATGGAGAAGATAGAATTAGACGAGCCTTTACTTACAAAGCTTTAAATAAATTAATCCAAGGTTCTGCGGCTGATATGACCAAACAAGCTATGTTAGATTTGTATGAAGAAGGTATTACACCACATATACAAGTACATGATGAACTTGATATATCTGTCGAATCTGAGCATCAAGCACAAAAAATTATTGCAATAATGCAAGATGCAGTTAAACTTGTTGTCCGTAACAAAGTTGATTATGAAAAAGGTCCAACTTGGGGCGATGTAAAATGAGGAATTTTTATGGCATATTTAAATGTGAACGTACCACCAACTTATGCACAGATAAGAAGGGAGTATTTATATGATCTTAAAAAACATCATGGAGAAGTCGAAGATTGTATTATCTTTGGTTTATCCGCTCTTACAGGTCGTGCAATATTATTCCATGCTATTATGGAAAACGGTGCAATATTCTATCGCTTACCTATTAGCGCTTTTATTCAAAAGGGATTTGATGCATCCGGAGTGCCCACAAGAAGACTTGATGAACTTCAGCTTTGGAATTGTTTTAGTTACTATCCTTCTGTTAATCGTTGGGATATATTAGACGGTCAAGCAGGAAAATACATAGGAAAAGATAAAAAATGGCATCATGGTAAATATTTATTTACTGTTGACTTTGCACATCCTGAAAGTAATATATTAGATACTGATCATTCAGAGATTCCGCACGAACATAAGTGCGCACACATTATTGCGTTAGATGACGGCAATTTTGCAGCACAACCAAACAATAGATGTATATGGGATATACCTTCTTTCACTGTAAAGGACAGTATTCCTGACTGGAAAGTGCAAACCTCTGAGTGGAATGTTGAAGATAGTAAAGCATGGCGGACAGAAGATACCGACAAGTTTTTCTATGAAATAGAGGAGAAGAAAAATGATTAAAAAAATATTAGGATGGGCCTGGACTATAATTTGTTGGCCTTGGAAAAAATTAGTAAAGTGGCTTTGGACTAGATAATGCTCTCATGTAAGACATGTTTTCATCCTTGTC